AGATTGGCGAGGAGGTACGTTCAGCAGAAGCTATCAAGGTTGATTTGGCAATAACCGATGACGTTAATCAAGCTGCTTATTTGCTTGATGGATATGCAAATGATATGCGGTTGTTAAAAAAATCAATGCAAGCAGATATGCGTAGATTAGAAGGAATTCAAAATGATGGAATAGAAATGTTCCGTTCTTTGAACTCTTTACAAAATGAACTCAAATCTAAATTTAAAGAATTAGGTCTTGATGCGTCTCAAGCACCACAATACAAGGCTGCTGAAAAAGCCCTTACTCTTTGGGCTGATGCAAATTCAATGAAGATTTAATATATTTGATTTATCAATTCTTAAGAGTGATAAAATAGTTAAGGGGGCGCAAGCCCCTTTTCTATTTTCAAACAAATCCAAAGTAAAAGGTTATTTATTTAAGATGCACATCCTTCAAGTATCAGCTTCGCCACAAGCCATAGTAATCATACCACGCACGTTCCCTGCGAGCGTTACGATTGCGCTGATTGATGAATCAACAAACACCACCGCAACACCTGCGGTTACTGCTGCCTCTGCTAATGGTTTTATGACCCTTACAGGCACGTTCAGCCTTGTCAACAATAGATTCTATGGCTTGAAGGTTTTTGCATCGGGAAATCTAATATACAGGGACAGGGTATTCGTAACTTCGCAAACAGACTACGAGAAATTTACGGTGAACCAAAATGTTTACACCGAAGAAACAAGCTATGACAATGAGTACATCATCATCTAAAGTCCACGTTGTGAACTTCAGTTCCTATACCACGCCTGTCGTTAAAGAGGTGCAGGGCAAGGACTATGTAGAATACGGAGATAACAACGACTACTTCGGCTATCTGATTGACCGCTACAACGGCTCACCCACCAACAACGCCATCCTCAACTCTTTGATGGATATGACCTACGGCAAGGGCTTGGATGCAACGGACTCTGCCAAGAAGCCGAGCGAGTACGCAGCGATGAAGGGCTTGTTCACAAAGTCCTGCTTGCAGAAGGTTGTTGCTGATTATGTGATGATGGGGCAATGCTCTATGCAGGTTGTGTACTCACAAGACCACAACACCATCGTAGAGGTGCAGCACATCCCCGTAGAGACGCTACGAGCCGCAAGGTGCAACGAAGATGGCGAGGTTGAGGCTTACTACTATGCAAAGGATTGGGAAGACGTAAAGGGCAGGAGAGAGACCGCCATCCGCATCCCTGCATTCGGCACGAGTAAGGAAGGTTTGGAGATTCTGTACATCAAACCCTACCGAGCAGGATTCTACTACTACTCACCCGTTGACTATCAAGGCGGCCTACCCTATGCAGAACTTGAGGAGGAGATTGCCAACTACCACATCAACAACATTCAGAACGGCCTTGCACCCTCTATGCTTATCAACTTCAACAACGGAGTACCAAGCGAAGAAGAACGCAGAAGCATAGAGCAGCAGATCGCTACGAAGTTTAGCGGTAGTTCAAACTCGGGCAAGTTTATCCTTGCGTTCAACGACAACAAAGACCTTGCTGCAACAGTTGACCCTGTGCAGTTGTCGGATGCTGCGGAGCAGTACCAATTCTTGAGCCAAGAGGCAACGCAGAAGATAATGGTTTCGCATCGTATCGTAAGCCCTATGCTTTTAGGTATCAAAGACAATTCGGGGCTTGGCAACAACGCTGATGAGCTGAAGACCGCTTCTACACTTTTGGATAACCTTGTCATCCGCCCCAAGCAGGAAATCATTATTGACGGCATAGACCAAATCCTTGCCTACAACGACATCAGCCTCAATCTATACTTCAAGACCCTTCAGCCTTTGGAGTTCACCGAAGACGTAGTAACGCCTATGGATATGGAGACCCGTGAGGAGGAGACGGGTGTAAAGCTATCAAGCCAAGAGCCGACTGATGAGCATTTTGATTCGGTATTCACGGAGTTGGAGCAGTTAGGCGAGGTCATCAACGAAGATGAATGGGAGCTTGTAGATGAGCGACCTGTTGACTACGAAGCTGAAGCCGCTTTAAGCAAGTACGCTTTCGCATCAACAGGCAGCGCATTCCCCAACGCCAAGAGCAGCCAAGACGGAGTGACTGATGAGGGCAAGAGGTACAAGGTTCGTTATGCTTATGCACCCGAGTCAGCAGCACTTCAGAAGTCTAATAGCCGTGAGTTCTGCAAGAAAATGATAGCAGCAGGCAAGGTTTACCGCAAAGAAGACGTTGAGCGTATGGATGGTCAAGCCGTCAACGCAGGGTTCGGGATAGCAGGAGCAGCAACCTATTCAATATGGCTATACAAGGGCGGTGCAAGATGCCATCACTTTTGGATGCGTAAGACGTATTTAGCAAAAGGCGCAGGAGTAACTCCCGATGTCGGTAACCCAAATGCAGAGGTGAGCGTAAACAAGGCAAAGCGTGAGGGTGTAGACTTACAGGTGAATGACCCAAACGTAGCAAAGCGTCCTATTGATATGGATGATGAGGGATTTGTAAACAAACGTAAATAAGATGGCAACGGCATTATGGATTAAACGAGAGGACTTGGTTCGCAACACCGCGATTGGCGGTAACGTGGACACGGACAAGTTCATTCAGTTTATTAAGATAGCGCAGGAGATACACCTGCAAAACTTTACAGGCACGAAGTTGTACGACAAGATCAGCAATGACATCATCGCAAACACTTTGGCGAATCCTTACTTGGCTTTGGTAAACGACTACCTTCAGCCGATGTTGATTCACTACGCAATGGTGGAGTACTTGCCTTTTGCTGCGTACACCATCGGCAATGGTGGAGTGTTCAAGCACAACTCCGAGAATAGCACTACCGCTGAAAAGATTGAGGTTGACTATTTGGTGAACAAGGCTCGTGACTTGGCGCAGTATTATACGGATAGGTTTATCACTTATATGAGCTACAACCAAGCCTCATTCCCACAATACAACGCCAACAACAACGCTGACGTTTACCCCGATACTGACGCTAACTTCGCATCTTGGGTGTTATGAGTAGCAAGAAACAGACGTACACTCCGAAGCGTAGCAACATTGTGAAGTTAAAGAGTTATTTAGACAATGGGAGTTCAAGGCGATTGGGGACAAGGAGCAGCAAACAATGACATCTATTGGGGTCAAGCTGCTGCAACGAATAGCATCTCTTGGGGTGTTATTCAGCCTTTGTCGTATGGTCATCCTACGACTAACCTTTACGGCAACAACGAGCAAGGTGCTTGGCAGTTGATAGAAGAAATTTGGAATACTTGGTCAACAACTTGGAATTAATATGGGAACAACACTAACAGGGACTACTCCCCAAGACACATACGATAGCCTTATTAAGGTTACCGACAACGGGCCGTTAAGCGGTACGGCTAAATACCTATCTGATGGATTGGGCAATGATTCGGCTCTTGCTTTGTCAACTACTGCGGTAGGGGTTGGAACGTCTTCACTTTTTGCTGAATTGCAAGTGAATAAGGCGAGTGATGTCACTTTGGCATTGTCAAATTCAACCGCAGTAACAAGCGGTAATCGTGGCAGTTTGTCCTTTTATAACTCGGCTGTTTCAACAGTTGCGCTTATTAAGGCAACCGCAGTAACCGACAACGTAGGAACTCAATTAGAGTTCTACACACGACCTGCTGCGGGTTCGCTTGCTCAAACAATGACCATCACCTCATCAGGCAACGTAGGCATCGGCACGCCTACGCCTACTGCTACTTTAGATGCTCGTATTGCGGGTACAACAAGTGGAGCAGTTATTAAAGTTGGAAATGTAGGCACGGGAGACTTTGGTGGCCTTGCCGTTTCGGATGGTGGAGCATACCCCGTACAACTATACGGAAGTGCCCTTGCTTTTCTCACGGGGAATTCAGCCTACGCATCAGCAACCGAAAAAGTACGCATCACCTCCGCAGGCAACGTAGGCATCGGCACAAGTGCGCCTGTTGCACGATTGGATGTTGTAAGCACCTCTAACGTAAGAGCAACAGACAATAGCGACAAGCCATACATTAACTTCTCAAATGCTGATGGTTCATTCTTTTGGGGTCGTGTAGGTGGATTGCTTACGGGTACGGGTGATGGCAGTTTATACTTCCAAACAAAAACGGGCGCAGGACTTACTGAAAAGATGCAGTTGACCGATACGGGTTACTTGCGTTTGTTGAGTGGAACTAACGGCATTCAGTTTGGTGGTGACACCGCAGCAGCCAACGCCCTTGATGACTACGAAGAAGGCACTTGGACTATGGGTGTATCGTTTGGTGGTGCGTCTGTTGGTGTGACTACTTCAGCCAACACAGGAACTTATGTCAAGATAGGAAGGCAAGTTACTGTAAATGGGTATTTTCTTTTAACAAACAAAGGGAGTTCTACGGGAATTGCTTATTTGACGGGATTGCCTTTTACTGTTGGCAATACTGCGGGGAATTTTGGTGCGGCAAGTTTGTGGTTTGATAAAATTGCTTTTGCAAATCAGTTTCAAGGAAGGGTAAATCAAAATGTAACCTATATTGAATTAGAGGAAATTACCGAAGCAGGTGTGGTTTCAAACCTTACTAATGCTGAATTTGCTAACAATAGCGGAATAATGATTTCAGCAACCTACCAAGTATAATAAATAAACAACAAACAAAATGATTGAAGAAGTAATCTACATCAGC